CAGGTCGCCTGCCCGGTAAGCGAGTCGATGTCCTTCTCTTGGAGGTCGGCGAGATCCAGCACCGCCTCGAGCTCCGCCTCGACGCCAGCAGCGTTGAGCTCGTCCGCGCTGACCGAGTCGGTCCCGAGCTGCGTTGCGGTGACGGAGGCCGACGTGAGATCGCCCCCATCGAGCGTGCCACCTACAATCTGAATAATCTCACTTGCGTCGGCCGCCAGCGTCACGTCAGTCCCTGCCGGGCTCGCTTCCCATGCGATGGCTTCATTATTATCCAGACGGAGAGCCCCCGTATCGGCTGGGTCGGCGGCATCGAGCTCGAGCGGGCCTGTGAGCGTGAAGTTCTCACTTGCCGTGAGTGAGAGTGTCTCATCGGTGCCCGCCGGCGACGCCTCCCAGGCGATACTGGCTGCATTCTGCAGTCGCAGATACCCCCCATCGGCGGCGTCTCCCTCTTGCGTCAGGCTGGTAGTGATCGTGGGACTCGTGCCGAAGACAGTCACGCCAGTCCCCGTCTCATCAGACAGCACCCCTGCCAATTGCGCGGAAGTCGTCGCTGCGAAGAAGGAGAGGTTGTCTGATGCCGTGGCCACAGCGCTCCCCCCCTCCTGCAGAATGCCGGTCGAGAGGTTCAAGACCCCAGAGCTCGCTGTCAGCACCGGATCAGACGCACCGGCATCGAAAGTGAGTGTCGTGAACGCTCCCGCACCAAGCGTAAGCGTTGAGACTTCAGTGAGGTCGACGTCCACCGTAGAGGTCCCCGCCCCATTTGTCACATCAATGGCCGTGCCGGCCGTGAGGACATCTTCAGCCGTGAGGGTCGCATCAGCCACCGAGACAATGTATTCAGCCCCCGTCGGCGCCCCCCCACCTCCGCCACCCCCCGACACCTGCCGCCACTCAGCCGCGGTATCACAATCCCCCGACGTCGGCTCGCAGACGTACAGACTGTCCGCATCTTGCTCATAGCAGAGGTCACGGGCCTTGCCGTCGGTCAATGAGGTGCAGTCGGTGGCATGGAGCCGTTGTCGCCAAACGAAGAACTCCTGCGCCTCAAGTGGTTGCACAAGACCCAGCAGCAGCCCGAGGGCTGCCAGGAACCGCTTCATGCCTCTCCGATACGCTTCGCGAGTTTCTTGTACGACCCCCCACCGGATGCGCCGCCACGTGGCTGCCCCCGTGACGGTTCAAAGACGGACTCCTTCGCCCACGTCACACCCTTCCCCTTGCCAACACTCCGATCGCTCTTCGAGCTACCCGCGATGACGGCCCCGACCCCCTGCTCCTGCGGGGACCTTGGCAGCGGCGGTAGGAGGTCCTCCACTCCGCTCACATGATGCCGTCCCATTTTCGCCTCTCACCTCCCGGATGAGTTCGACCAGACACGCTGCGATCACCTTCAGCAACTGGTTGGCTTGGTGAGCGGGGTAGGGTCCCCCTTTTTCGGCCTGGAGCAACAACCCTTCAAGCTCACCCGTCGTCTTCATCACACCCGCTCCTGCCCCGGGTTCGCATAGCCCGCCTCGCTTAGTGTGAAGCCCGGCCCACGATAGTCACTCCCTTTCTTCAGCGGCTTCCCCGCCGCGCGCGCCCCAAAGAACCCCCGTTGCTTCGTCGTCAGGGGGCGGCCACGCACAGCTCCATGTCGCAGGATCTTCTTCGCCTTCTTGCGGCCCACGGACTCATACTTCGGCATGGTTCAAATCCCTCCATGGCCCCGATAGCGTGACGTCGCCTGATGCAACTGTTCACGCTCTTCCGCTTCACGGTAGATGTGGACAAGTTGCCGCATCCGGCCCTCACTCACCTTCCCCCGCAGCGTAATCTCATCCAAGTAGTTCAGGAGGAAGTTGATCGCCTTCGCAAAGCCGATGTACTGCTCCCGGCTCTCACGCGGCTCATTGAACAGCTGCTCGAGCGCGAACCGCCGCGCCTCCTGCAGCACCCGCTCGAGGATCGCCCACCCTTCATGCCCCCGAAGCTTAGCGACCGTCCGGGCCTCCCCCACTTCAAGTTTCAGCTGCTCGAGCAGCCCCGCGTCAAACTCACTCAGGGGCGCCTTCGCCATCAGGGGCCCTCCGTCATCGCGGCCGATTCCCCCACCCCCCGCCGCACTTGCGACTGACCGTTCCCCGTCCGTCCCGCGATCACGGCCTTGCGCGCGAACTCCTGCTCTGCCGCCTGCAGCCGCAATTGCTGAATCCGCTGGAACATCTCTGGGGTGTTGAGAATCCGCTGTGAGGCCTTCGGGTCCACCTTCAAGAGGTAGTTCCGCCACGCCTCATAGGGATTCGTCGCGCCCGACTGATCGCCGATCGCCAGCTCGAGAATGGCGAAGGCCCGCTGCTGTTCGAGCGTGCGGGAGAGCAGCGTGAACTCCCCATTGGGGACGATGACGAGGTCGTTCCGCAACTGCTCACGAGTAACCTGCACCGGATTGCCGCCCGTCACGGCGACGTAGAGCTCATCCGGCCCATACTGGAGCCAGAGGTCATAGATCTGCCCATAGAGCTTCTGGAGCGAGTTCTTGAACAGGCGGGCATCGAGCGAGAAGACCTGGCGACTCAAGCCCGTCGCCTCTGCCACTTCGAACTTTGTGCGACGTTCAGCCGGGCGAGCGAGTGTATCCAGCATGAAGTCGGGAGGGCCAATCAGTTGGTCGGCCAGCCCTCGAACCTTCGCCATCTCCTGGTCGAAGGAGATGTCAATCCGGTCCACGCGTAACTGCTCAAGGTCATCCATCCGCTGCACGGGGAGGCCTTCACCAGGGATGAACCGGAAGTTCGGGTAGTTCACGCTCCCCACACGGTACTTGAAGTTGAGGGAGTTCGCCATGGCGAGGTAGTTGAGCTTCGCGTTCTCCTGGTTCGTGGCAATGGTCTGGTAGTGGTCGAGGAGTTCTGGCACGCCACGGTGGCTGTACCAGCGCACGTCGGTCAACTCGAAGGTGAACTTCACAAACGGCCACTTGCCATGGTCATAGGGGAAGGCGATGAAGCGGAGGATGGTCTGGCTCTCCGGTTCAAAGGTGATGACCACCTTCTCGTCCACGCCATCCCCATTGAGGTCGTACCAGGTGAAGACCTCCCAAATCTCGATGAGGTGCTGGAGCTTCATGTAGTGCGCGAGGCCCTCGCGTGAGGCCCGGCTGTTCTTGAGGAGTGATCCCCGATCAGCCGACCTGGTCTGTGGCTTCGTCTCAAGGTCGTCGACGTGCTGGTATTTCCCGTTGCGCTCGGCCTGCTTGAGCTCATTGAGCGTGAGGAACATCCGGTGGCAGAGCAGGCGGGCGGTCTCGAGATCGGTCGTGTCTGCAGGAACGATGAGGTCTTCTGGAGGTACGGGAATGACCCGTGGGCCGTCGTAGACCGTCTCTTCGAGTGTGAACTTCACCGTCGTTTTCCCCTCACGGAAGTCTTGAATGGCCTGGTCGATCTGTCGCTTGTCGTCCTCCTCATCGAGCAGGAGGCCCGTCTCGCCACTGATGAGCTCGGCCAGCTCTTCATCCGCCGTGGCGGGGTCGGTGATGATTAAGCGGAGATTATCTGGCAGGTCCTCAAGGTCCACCAGCCGCTCGTAGGGCCTGGTGAGGTACTCCCACACGACCTTCCCGAAGCTGAACCCACGCTCGAGCATCCAGTCGACGATGAGCGTGAGGGACTCGATGTAGTTCACGCCGGGGACGCGGTTCATGTAGTACTTGAGGACCCAATCCATGAAGATCTCGGCGGTCTGCGCGGACTCGAGGGGTGTCCGCCCCACGGGGAACATGGTCACGATGGGGTCACCTTCGAGGGCGAGGTTGATGTAGTTCGGCTTCAGCCGGCGGATCTTCTCTTCCGTGAGGAAGACATGGACATTGCTGGCGCCGGGCCAGGGGAATGAGACACTCGAGGGCCTCAGCCCATAGCGTTTGCGGAACCAGCGGTCGAGGTGGGACTCCCACGTCTCTCGGTCCGCCAAGGCCTTATCGACGTCGAGCGTCAGCCCCGCTACAAAGTCGATCCGCGCCTGCTCGCCCGCGCGGACCGTGACGACCTTCTTCAGGCCTTCAGGATGTATGGCGGTGTTGTGTGGCATGGAGGAGGTCCCAGAACTGCTTGAGGAGCCCCGGGCGATAGCCAAATTCGGCGGCGAGGAGGGGGACCGCCTCCCGCGGTACGCGACGGCAGAGCGCCTCAAGGACGTTGATCTCTTCCGTGACAGTGAGGGCCTGGCAGTCAGCTGCCGTCAGTGCCATAGAATCCCCGCTCCTGGGCCGTGGCCCAGTGCGGCGGGGGTGGCGCGGTGACAACAGGCGGGACATAGCGGGGTTGTTCCATCGCGAGGTAGCGGAGCGCGTCCATGAAGTCCTTGTTGGTGTCGAGCGGTTTCTCTTTGAGTCCCCGCTCGGGGTCGCGGGCCTCGCCCCAGACGTAGTGCTCGAAGGCGTAGATGACATTGCGGCAGGTGCTGAAGACGCGGAGCGTTGGTGTGCCGTCCGCGCCGGGGGCGAGGAGTTCTTTGACCGCTTGGTGTCCCGCATCTATGGCGCCTCCCTCGTCGAGGTAACTGTCGCAACATACTATACCACAGGCATCGAGTTGATCTCGGATTGATTGCCCCGTCTGCACTGAACTCCGCTTCCCATACCTCGCGTCGATGATCCGCAGCGCGATCGTCTGCCCCCCCTCCTGCTGCTGGTACCAGCCCGCATAGTCCTTCACTCGCCAAGTGCACGACTTCATGAGGTGGTACGGCTCATGGGGGTGTTCATCATACACATACATCTTGCCGTCTGGGGCGACAGCGAGCCAACATGCGGCAAAGGGTTTACGGTCGTGAGGATCGACTGCGAAGTACCGGGTCCAGTCGCCGGGGAGGTCAAAGGGTTCAACGACATGCTGGGAGCGGTCCCACGACTTATAGATGCGTCCCGAGAGGTACATCGGCTTCCCGTGGACACGGGCTTCCCGCTCATCAGGGTCGTACTCGTTCACCTTCTCTTGGATATCCTCATGCTGGAGGTAGCCACGCACGCCATGCTGCACACAGGCGCTCTCGATGTCCGCATAGACGAGGCCCCATGACTTCGCCCCCCAGGGATTATTGACTCGGTCGAACAACCAACCGGCTCCTGACAAAGGTGTCATGGTCAGGAAGATCATCGCGCCTGGCTTCATCCGAGCCAGGGTGGCGACAAAGATCCGATATGGTGGGGGTTCATCAAACCAGGCCACATCGAGTTTGACGGCTTCGAACTCTTCAGGGTCCTGGTCGTAGGTCATGATGTCCCCGACCGAGCCCGTCTGCAACTTCCACTGGGACTCAAAAGGCCGCAACCCCTTCGCCGTCCGGTACTGTCCTCGAGGAAACCATCGCTTCAGCGCAGGGATGAGGTCGTTCTCGACGGCTGTATGAGTGCTCACGATTCTGAAACGTAGTACTGGAGCAGGTCTATAGAGCTTATAAGAGTCTTGTATCTGCTCTTGCTTTGACAGAGTCTTGCTCTTCACTGATTCTTCGAGCATACTCTTGCTCCTTACTGATTCTTCGAGCATACTCTTCGACCATGATCGATTCTTCTCAGTCTCTTGACTCTTCGGTTCTCTCTCACTGTCTTTGTACTGATAGAGCATCGGATAGGCACTCCTCAAGAACTGATTCGCTGGTCGAAAGAGTATGGTAGAGAGCTTCACCGCTCCCACAGTGGTCTTCCCTGGCCAGTTGGCTCCTGAGAAGATTTGGATGAACTCCCCGAGCCGCAAGAACTGGTCTTGGGCCCCCGTGGGGATGAAGGTCAGAATCGGGTTCTGCACTAGGGTGAGGGCCGCTTTGAGCTGTTCAGGCGTGGTGGGGGGCGATTGCGCCATGCCAACGGGTGCTAGACTGCCTCATTTTTGGCCGCAATGGCCTGTTTTTGGCCGTCGATGGCCTCGAGGGTGGCTTTCTGCGGGGAGGGCCTCTGAGAGCCCTCTAACGCTGCGTGGTACCGCTGGAGGAGCTGGCCCGCTTCGGCTATGAGCGCCTGCGCCTGGATGGGGTCATCGAGCTTCACGCCCACCCCGAGGTTCACGACGGACTCCTGCAGCCACCCGATGGCTCGGAGGAGGAGCTCGGTGGCTCGGATCTGGGAGGGATTGTCTGGGACGAAGAGCAGTTCATCTCCATGACTATAGGGCCGTGTGCAGGCCAGGTAACCCTTGAACTTCTGGGCGAGGTCCGCTTCGGTGATGCCTTGCTTCGCGAGGAGGTCTAGGATGTGCTGCTGGACTTGGGGACGCTCGAGGAGGCGGGTGGTGGAGGCATGGGGGACGGCGATGCCCGCTCGCCGCGCCGCCTCATGGGCGCTGGTCACTTGGCCCGTCGCGATCAGTCGGGCGAACCGCCTCGACTTCTTCCCCTTGAGCTTGGGGAGGGGGCCGGACTTCGACTTCCGCACGTAGGGGGGCATCAGCACTGAACACTATATGACATCCGCGGGGGGAATCGGAGAGCGTCAACGCGCGTCGTGCACAGGGAGGGATAGTCCATATGCGCCGCCGACACACCCCCCGGGTGACCACCTCACCGCCCCCGTGGTCATCGGTTCACGGTGGCGCTCCGCGCAGCGCCACGCGTCGATTTTTTTCTTGCCAGGAGGCAAGCTTTTTGCTAGAATAGGGGTG